ACTAGGAACAGTCTGAACATTTAATGTTGCCATAAGCCCCCCTAAACTTTAATGATTGCGTCTGAACGCACAATGAATAGCAAGAAAATAATGTTGTCTTCAGCCGGGGTTGCACCTGTGGCGACAAAACTTATTTTAATGCGCCCTGAAAAGCCTGCGCCGTTTACGCTGTCAATGGCAAGGCTTGGGTCGCTTGCAACGGCAAGCCATGATGTATCATCAATCAATAAAGTAAATGAACCAGCCAAATCATTACGGTTGGCTATGGTTAATGGTATGGCTGTGGGTGTTGGTGTGTAATCGCCAATGTCAAATGAAAGCCCATAACGGGAATCTTGCACATTGGTTAAGGTTCTGCGGATAATTTGCGCGTCTATGGTTGCGCCAGTTAAACTAACAGGGGAAACACCATCTTCGGCTGTTAGCGTTAAATTCCAAAAGGTCTTTTGTTGATAGACTAATTCGCCTGTGATACATGGGTTGTCAAACCCACTAACTTGGGTAATGCTGTTTTTGTTAAATACTGCCATGTTTTTCCCCTACTAGGTAATGACGCGCCGATGCCCTCACCGAACGCGGTCTTATTTTATCTTATAGGTTAAAACATTGTAACTTATATATTATAAAAATAAAACTAGGATTTCATAATCCAACACAAAGCATAGTAAGGCGGCAAGTTTGCATTAGTGCCGCTTGAACCTGTTGTGCTTATTGATGTGCCAACAGCAATCCCTGTGGTTGCTGATAAAGTATTATAAACATTATCTGAATAATCAACATATTTATGCCCCATATAGCCGCCCGGAATGTTCTCATTAAATCCAATAAACGGATGGACATGACCGGGGTCAGTTACGGTTGATGTTGCCGTATGCGTATGGCTTACAACATTGGCATCTGCGCTACCACCATTTGCACCAACGGCATAAGTTGAACCTGCACCAACAATAAATCTATTACGCAAATCAGGTGTTCCATTTGCGCCATTACACAAAAACCATCCAGTTGGAATTGTTGCAACTGAACCCGACCACATAATAATTCCACCTGACGGAACGGAATAAATGGCTTGCGCTACATCTAAGTTTGTTCTTGCCGCACTTGCTGTTGTAGCGTTTGTGCCGCCATTGGCAATTGGAACAGCATTTACCAATCCATCTGCGGCATCTAACAAACCTGCCGATGTTAAATTGTTTGCTAACTGCGATAAATTATATGCCTGTGTCATTATGCCGCCCCGATTCTTGCAAAGGTTTGTTGATTAAGTAAAGTAAAATTATTTGTGAATGCCGTTGTTAAATTATATGCAATTGCTGTCGCTGTGTAATCTTTTCCGCTACCCTTAGTCAATAATACACCATTGGCATAAATTTCCATTGCCAATGGATTATTTTCAAAAGTATAAGTTAAAGCCCCGTTAATTGAATAAGCAACAGAATTTGTTATGTTTGAACATGGAATGCCCAAATTATTAGATGAAAATTGAATTATATCTACAATTCCATTAACAGGTGAAGGAAAGCCATCTAAAACATTTGATGCCAAATTATAATCCACTTCATTAAATTGACTTCCATTTACATAAAGTTGTTCAAATCCATTGTTTATTAAAAATTGCGTTGGTGTGTAAGTATTAACATTCGTAAATGTTTCAGTCCATCGGCTAAATGGTGCATAAGATGAACCTGCCGCACGATAACGATAAATTGCATTTGTAACAGTTGCGCCACTAATTGTTCCAGTAAATGTAATCACTTTGGTTGCATAATTTATGGTGCTAACTGTAAAAGTTGTTGGCGTTCCAGTATTTGAAAAAGTAAGCAAATCGCCTGCAACAATTTTTTGATATGGTAAATCATTATAAGTAATTGAATTTGTCGTGCTTGATGCAATAGATATATCTAAAGGCTCATAAAATGCTGTTGTTGATACGGCTCGCATATTTAAAACAACAATAATTTCACCTACGAAACAAGCATTTGTTAAGACAACCGTTGATGTTGTTTCAGTATATTCAGTTGTGTTAACTAAAACGCCATTCCTAAATACTAAAACTTGCCCAACAATATGCGTAACACTAAAACTTGTTTGTCCTGCCGTTGCCGTAAATACAGTTTCAGTAAAAAAGAATTCATCTTGTTCAGTAAATCCAACAACGCGCCCATAAATATCAATAGTTAGATTTGCAGGTGTGAAAGATTTTGAATAAACACCATTGCCAAAATTTAAAAATTTGTTTAATGAAACAACCATTGTGCCATTGGTATTATTTGAAACGCTTAATAATCCATCCGCGCTACTAATACTTGATGTGCCAATTTTTGTTAATTGACCTGACCTTGCATCTAAATCAATAATGTTTAAACCATCTTCTAACGCGCCCCAAAGCGTTGCATCATAAACAGTTGTTTCGGTTGGAACAAACGCGCCACCAATACCTTGATAAGCCGCGTTATCAACAGAAAAGCCACATTTTCTATTTTGCCTATTTATAAATAAAAGGTAATTTGCCGTTCCAAAAGAATTTGGGGTTGCTTCATACCAAATATAATCAGACGCAACCAAACTTGGATTTGCTGAAGGAACATTTAACAATCCATAATAAGTTTTTCCGCGTGGGTTTAAACTAAAGCCAGCACCAGTAATGCTAGTGGCATAAGCAACGGCAACATACCTATCAACAAATTGATAAGTTAATGGTCGCCAATCTACTTTAACGCTTGCAAGACTAAAATTTGAACTGGCAATACTATTTACCATGCGACTAAAAAAATACCAATTCCCTGCATTTATATTTATTAAAGAAACAGGCGGCATTGTTTCATTTAATCCATAAGGATTTCCGTTTGCTTTTATTTCAGTTGTTCCTGCTAATATCAATTGTTGTGAAGTTGGATATTGATAGGCTGAATACCAAATTTCAGCATATTGGGTAAGCCCTGCACTTGATGATGTTGCAGTAACTAAAATGTATGGTATTGCTTCAGTATTTCCTGAAGTTAAAACATCGGGGGCAGGAACAATTCCAAATGTAATTGGTGAACCAAGACCGGTATTAGGCGATGGTTGAAATTCGGTAATGTTTACATCATCATAAACAGCACCATTAAATTCACTTAAACTTAATCCTGCTGTAACTTGTCCGCTATCGCTAAATTTTTGAACAACCTTGGTAATTCTAAATTGTTTTGCTACCCAACCATAATTAGAATTTGTTACGGTAACAATGTCGCCAGCATCAAGTTGCAATCCTGTGTAATCAATTTCAACCTGCATTTGTAAATCTTCACGCGCCGCTTCTAAAAAGCGATTAGCAGTATATTGTGCCTGCACATTATTATTGCAAAGTAATAAACTTACAGATTGTTTGTTTACAGGTTCATTAGGAAACAACAACGATGGATTAACAGACGCTAAATCAAAAGTTGCTGTGTTAAAAGTATCTTGATTTGAACCGTCAGGAAATTTAACTTCAATGATATTAAATGAATTTGCTAAATCAATTGGCGTTACAGATATGGCTGAAACCATATTGCTGTCGTTTATATCCATAACAATAGTGTTAGTTGGCTTCTGAACTATAACGCCCCATAACGATGTTATTTCAGAATAACGAACTAAACAATCGCAACAATCAGCCATGTTTTGAATGTTTACCATTATTTTCTGATTGGTGTCTAAAGTGCCATTAAATTTAAATCTTGGTTGCGTTGTTGTTATGCCATCATAATTAACATAAGTAAACGCTTGGTTAGAATAAGTATTTAAAGCAGTCATGCTTGCTGTATCAATGTTTGCAAGCGGTATTGCCGCACCATATCTTTCGCTAGTTAAATAATCTTTAATGCAATCACCTGCTGAATTGCGTGGGTTGTTTATTTTAAAGCGTGTTTGATTTAATCCGACCAAATTCCTTGATTGACTAAATTTAATATGAATGATTGCAAATGCACAATTGTTCATTGTTTTTGATGAATCCCAAGTGTAAACAAGACCGTCTGTTTGCATTATGCTTATTGCACTTGATGTGCTATTTGTTGGCGTATATGAACCATTGCGATATAGCCAAATATCCATATAGCCATCAACATCTTGTGTTAATTCTGTGCTTTCATCAAGCAATCCAACCACTTTGTAAGTTTCGCCTGCTGTTGTGCTAAATACACATTTTTTACCGCCAAAATAAACATCGCCAAAAGTAAACACATCGGGCGTGTTTCCATTTTCGCTATTGGTAACTTCACATAATGCCAACACATAATAAATGTCTTGATTATCATTTGAAATTGACATATCAATAACAATGCCACCCATATAAGATGAACCATAAACTACGGGCAATTTATTATCCCCGGCAGGTGCTAACTGTTGTCTATTGCCGGGATTTGGTTGTTCTTGACTGCCAACATTTGGCATAAGAAGTTTTGAAATAATAGCAGAAGCAATCATGTTGATTACAAAGCCAGCAACAGCCGCCGCCGTGCTACCTGCGGCAAAAATTTCTAGCCCAACAACAAGCATTGTTCCCATGATTTAATCCCTAGATTGCTTTTGTAAATACTTTTTCTATCAATGAATAACCTAAAAATTCAAACAAACTTGAATTGTCAGAATGAACTTTTGTTGAATATCTAACCATATTTACACCTAATGATTTAAGATATTCTTCAGCAAATTTAAACATTTTAATTCCTGTTCGCCCTTTGCGATATTCAGGCTTTAAATAATAAATGTCTTCTGAAGCCAATAAACAATCTTGATAATGCAAATTTATATCAATAAAAAATATAATATAGCCAACAATAACATCATCATCTTTGCATAAAATAACGCGGCACTTACCATTCTTTTCATTTGCCTTGTATATGTCATAGCAAGGATTTAATTTGTAATTTTTAGTTACTGACAATTCCTGATAATGGTCATCAAGTAAAGTTAAAACTTCATCAAAACATTCTGATACTTTTGCTGTCGTGTATTGTATTGTCATTTTATGTTTTATAAGCGTTAGGGTCTTTATCTTTGCCAAAAAAGTAATTGATAGTTTGAATAAAACTAACACGATTCATTGATGTATCGGCTGAATCAAAAAATTGCCATGAATTATTATTGGTGTATCGCCCTGCTGTTCTGTTTTGCAGAATAATTTGTATGCTTGCGGCACTAACATTTATCATGCCAACAAACATTCTGATTTCTTCCATCCATTGTTCGCTAACAGAAAAAGCATTTATATAACCAGTAAAGAATTTGTAAAGCCCACCTGTTCCGCCAGTTGAAATCAATTCATTATCGGTATTGAAAAATCCATGCCACATTTCAATTTTAGAACCTTTTAAATTTTGTCCTAATACCCAACCAAGCAATGCTGTATCTAAACCAACAAGCGTCAAAGATGTTTCGTTAGCGGTTGATTTAATATCGCGTTGAACTTCGCCGACTTTTACCAATGCAGATAATCCGCTAAAAGGATTTGCATCAACGGCAGAAACGGTAATTGGAAATGGCGCGGTAGAAAATAAATAAGTCGTTGTAATTCCAGCAACCACCGTTGTAACGCGCACAAAGTCCGCTAGGCGAATGTTATTTGTATTCTGAACTGGTGCTATTGATTCCATTATAAAACCGCTTCAAACGCTTTAAATGAACCCGACCAAGATATAAAACTGTCATTGGTCATTGGAACTAATGTATAAGTTGGATAATCGCGCAAAATGACACAAAATGTAATCCCAGTATATGAATTACCACCTAAAGCAATGGTTGTTCCATATTGACCTATTACGCATGGTGATAAACCTGTTAATGGTGTAATTAAATTCCTATGAACTGGAATAATTACTGTATCGCCAACGCCACGCAATACATCTTCTGTTGCAATATAGGCATAACGACCAACTTGGCAAAAATCGCCTGTTCTAACAACATAAGTTGTGCTTGGAACTGCTGGCAAATCAGTTAATACCAATGCTTTATTTGTGCTATCGGCTTGCCAATTGCACGCGCTTATTTGTGCGCCAGTAAATTCACCTTGATAAGCAATATAATTAACCCAACCTGTTGTTCCAAAATTTAAGTATTGTTCAACTGCTTTATCTGCTTCACGCAACGCGCTTAACAATTGTCTATTTTTACTATAAAGCAAATATGCCATTGGCTTAATTTCAAAACCAAAAGGCTGAACAGTTAAAATTTCGGATGTGCTAATGCGCTGATTGCGTGAAACCATTTGCCCAATAAATCTTTGGTCATTTATCCCAACTGATTCAGCAACAGATAATATCGTGTTTAAATTAGCCATTTTATTTTACCTTGATTGTGGCATTCCGCGCGATGCAGACTGATTAGCGGCAAATATAGCATTCTTGTTTTTAGTAATAAACTGAATACCGCTTTGCGTATCAATCGCACTCATGTTTTGTATTACCGTGCCATTATAAACTGTTTGTGGTTGACCGCCCATCATTGATGATAATTGATTGTTTGGAATGATTGTGCCTGCTGTGCGCGGAACAAATAATTCTGCGCCGCGTTCGCCAACAATAGATGGAACGCCAACTGGCGGTTCGCCACCATCGGCAAAAAATCCACCAAGCAACCCTGCGCCATTATTGAAATCAGTTGAACTGCTAAACAATCCAAAACCACCACCGCCACCACCGCCAAGCAAACCAAATAAACCACTCATTTGTGATTGCATTGAAAAGCGCAATAAGTCTTTAATCATACTGCCAATTAAATTGCCAAATGAAAGTTTGCCGGTTTCAACAAATCTATCCATAGCCGATGTCATACTATTGGTCATGTTATTAAATACTTGTGCGCCAATAGCCGCGCTGTCTTGGGCGCGTTCAGTAAAGTTGTTGTATGCTTTATCCCATCCTGCTTGGAAAGTATTTTGCGCCCTTGCGTTGGCTTCTTCTGCTTCAATGTTATTCATTGCCGCAATAGCAAAATCATAAATCTGTTCGTCAGTTAGCAAGCCTTCTTTTTTCTTATCCAAGATGGCTTGTTGCAAATCATAATAACGCAATGCCAACTGAACTTGGGTATCGCTTTGACCTGCCATTGCTTTAGTTAGATTCAATCGTTCGGTAGCAATTTCAAGATTTTTAGTTTCTAGTTTGTTTGCTTCACGCGCATCTTGTTTAAGTTTGCCTTTTGCTAATTCAGCATCCATTGATGCCTTCTGATAATTCAATTCTGCAAGGGCTAAGTCTTTTGCCGTTGCCGCATCTATCATGCGCTTTTTCAAGGCTTCATCTTTTACCTTGTCATAAGCCCCACCTTTTTCAAATTCTAAATTAAGTTTTTGAACTTCGGTTAGGGTCTTGCCCATGTGTTCTGTTTCAGATTTAGTTAAAACTAATTTGCGTTCTAAATCTTCGTTTTGCTTTTTAACTTGGTCTGCTAACTTTTCATTATCTTTAATTTTTTGCCTGTCGGCTTCTGCTTGTTTTGCTTCTTTAGCCGCAATCATTTTAGCAAGCCTAGCAATTTCTGCTTGACGGGCTTTTTCTGCTTCTGCCAATTCGTCTTTTGATTTAAATGGGCTAGTGCGTTGTTGCAATTTTAATGTGCCGGTATATTCTTCAAACCCATCATCTTTAATTGGTTGAATTAAATCGCTTGAACCGCCAAATACATCGGTTAAAGTTTTTTTACCTTTGCCGCCATCTGCTTTATATTTATCTAAAACAGAACCGTCTTCAAACAACCCTGCTAATTCTTTCCTTGCCGCAACAAGCATTTGAACAAATCGTTCAGCACCTTGCGCCCATGCTTTAAACGCGCCGCCTAATTCAACCGCAAAACCTGCTTTCATGTTCATAAAAATGCGGTCTAATATATCAAACGCATCCCCAGCATTTTTAAACGCTGTCGCTGTTCCTTCAAACGCGCCCTTTGTTTTTTCCAAGTCGGCGTTCATGCCTTTAATGTCAATGCCTTTAATTGCTTTACCAAACAATTCCATTGCCATCGCATTGCGTGTCATTGGATTTTCTATTTGGGCAAGACTGTTTAAGGTTTTCCTAAACAATTCATCGGGGCTTAATTTTTTGATGTCAGATATTGAAACGCCAAGTTTGGCAAATGTTTCTTCGGCTTTCTTATTGCCTGTGCCGGCTTCGTCTAGTTTGTTGGCTAATGATGAAAATAGTTTGCCTACATTTTCGGCTTCACCACCATTAAGGGTTAAGGCTGTGGATAATTCCAAGACTGTTTCAACAGCCACTTCATTGGCTTTGGCAACATCATTGATTTGGTCGGCAAATTTTAAAGCAGTAAGCCCAACCGCACTTAATGACGCGCCAGCAACCGTGGCAAATTGTTTCAAGGCATTATTAGCGATGCCCAAGTTTTTATTGAACTCCGCTGTATCAAGTCCTAAAACTACGCCTAACCTTGAAATAATTGACATTATCTAACCCTTTTCAAACTTACTTAAATCAAACCCTTGCGCCTGTGTCATAAATAATAACAGACTATCGTTTGCAGGCAATTCTTCATCATCATAAATATAAGCGTAGCAATTACCTAATATAGATTTTACAGTATAAGGTGGCGTGTTAGCACCCCTTAAATAATTAAAAACGCCAGCGGTTAAACTTGCTGAACTTTGCAACAATCCATGATTACCTATAATTCCATCTGCATACATAACCATGATTTCAGACATAGTTATTTCATCCAATTCGGCAATACTATCTTGCGTGTGTCCGTTGAAAATCATTGCCGCCTTAACTTGCGTTCGCAACGAACCTATTACTTTTGGCGCGTTTCCTTATAGTCGGTGCTGATTGTTTCCCTAATTTTATCTAGGAATTGCAGTTGCACGGCAAACGGAAAATCTTCTTCAATGTCAGCATAAGTTAAATCTTCAAGGCTTGCCCCTGTTTCCGGGATAAGCAATTTCATATATTCAACAATACCATGCTGAACGCCAGCCTTTGTCCTTGCTGTTTCGCGCATTGAACGACCATCAACAATTACATCATCATTGGTAAATTCAACGCCATCGGCTTTGTTGTCTTTAGTGTTACGCAAGTTAGTTGTGATTTCTTGAAAAATCTTTTCAACATCATCTTCGTTTGGTGTTTTGTAATAAGCAAAGATGGCTTCTATTTCGCCGGCAGTTGGAACGCGAACCTTAAAAGTGTGGTCGCCCAAAACGAATGTGCGTGTAAGAATTGAAAGTTTGTTTTCTTGATATTTGCTACCTAAAGCATTGCCTAATTTACTCATATATTTTTCGCCTTATATTGTTCTATCTTTTGTTTTAAAATTTCGCCAAGCCTTGATATAACTATGCCGGCGTTTGATTCTAATGCTGGTCGCATAAATGGTTGTGCCGCCATTTTAGCCGTTCCAAATTCATTGGCTATTGCACGACCATCATAAATTATGCCTTTGCTGGCATAAAACTTTTTGGCTTCTTTTCTTTTCATCCCTACGGTTTGTTTTTTTAACTTCTTAGGAATTGGTTTTGTTGTAACCATTGCAATGACTGAATCAGTCTTTGAAACATAAAGCGAACGCTTGTCGTTTCTAGTTGGTCGCCTTGCAAAAATTGACAATGAATTTTTTAAATGAAGTCCTGTGTGGTCAGGCGAATCGTCATAAGGTGCGTCTTTTTTTGCCGCAGTCAATACGGTTTTCATTGCTTCTTTTGCCGCTGGAATTAGAACTTTTGAACGGGCTTTTTTATCGCCAATTTCTTCTTCCAATAACCTAAACACTTCAAGCGTTTCGCTTAATCCGTTGATTGCAAACTTGGTTGTGTTTGTGCTTCTTGACATTATCTAACCTTAATGAAGCCTTGGTAAATCGCATCGTTTAAATCTTTAACATACGCAACCACTTCTTGTGGCGACATTTTATCGGCATGGTGTTTTGCAATTTCATGCACCAAGTTTATCCCGGTAACGCGCTGTTCAGAAAAGCCAAACCAATCTTTTTTATCGCTTGCCATTTTCATAACAAGGAAACCAAGCAAATCACTATTTGAATTTATTTCTGTCATATCTTATCCTTTAAAAGCCCTGCAAGTTTCCAAGCAGGGCTTACATCATTATGAATTTGACCAACCGAATTGATTGCCGCGTGGGTGAATAGTAAATAAACACTTGGCTTCAGCACCTACCGCTGAATCAATTTGGAAGTTGCCTACACGCGCATTGAAAGCATAAGCAACGGTGTTTGTGCCATCATAAGCAGAAACAACAAATGTCCTGTCAACCGTGCCATTGTATGAATCGGCGCGTATTTGTAGCAATGCCGCGTCAGATGGATTCCAAGCGGCTGTAATAGACATTGAAGTTGGTGCGTTTTGAACTGGAATTTTATCCCCTTGGCGACTGCCTGCAACGCCGAATGAAGCAACTGCATCATCCGCGCCGAATGCTGGAACATTTTCAACCGGAACTGCCATGCCAGCCGCGCCTGTGCCACCTGCCGCTGTGCCAACTATTGTTGCCACTTGTGCTGTCCATATAGCCAAGTTTGCTGTTGTGAATGGTGTTGGCGTTGCCGCTGATTGCATCCACAATGCGGCTGAAAAGCCGGGTAAAACTTTGTTTGGTAATGCCATGTTATATCCCCTTAATTAAGCGTTGTTAGACCAGCCAAATTGGTTGCCACGCGGATGGATGGTAAACATACATTTCGCTTCAGCACCAACGGCAGAATCAATTTGGAAATTACCTACGCGACCATTGAACGCATAGTAAACAATGTTTGTGCCATCTGTTGCGGCAATAACAAAGGTGCGGTCAATCGTGCCATTGTAAGAATCACCACGGATTAACAATAATTGTGAATCAGATGGATTCCATGCCGCAGTAATTGACATGGATGTTGGCGCGTTTTGCACCGGTATTTTGTCGCCTTGGCGTGAACCAGCAACACCAAATGAAGCAACAGCGTCATCTGCACCAAACGCAGGAATGTTTTCTACTGGAACAGCGTTGCCTGAAATTGCGATTGGTGAAACGCTTGCCACTAATGAAAGTTGCGATACTGTCAACGGTGTTGGTGTTGATGTTGGTTGCATATATAGGGTTGCACTAAAACCCGGTAAAACTTTATTTGGTAATGCCATGATTAAAATTCCTTTTAAATAGTTAAAAATTTCTGTCTTATTATGCTGGAATGTCTAATGTGCAATCCAAAAATACATTAAACAAATCAATTTCATCATCATATCCATGATACAACATTGTTACATCCGCTTTGGATATATTAAATCCATGCGTTGTGCCAAACATCCCTGAATAACCGTGTAATGATTGAAGCAATGTGTTTGTTAAAGCCAATCCGTCTGCCATTCCAGTTTGTAAATTAGAAGTGAAAATGCTTATTTGGAATGTCGGTCTATCAATACCCTTGTTGGTCTGATAGCCTGTATAGACATCTTGATGAACATTCCTTAACTGCCATGTTACAAACTTTGGTTGTGTTGCAAAATTCCTGTTGAACAATGAATACACGGGAACAGGTGAAAATATACTTGTCAACTGTTCTTGAATTGCTTGTGCATATTGCGTTATGTTGTTTTGTGCTGTCATCTTATACCTTTGTCGCCGGGTCTGAACGGTAGCACATAACAGTTACGGACATTCTGTCATTTGCTTCAATAGCATCCGTAACGCGCCAATCTTGACCATTCCATGTGAATGAATAAAGATTTTGGTTAATAACCACATCGCGCACCCAAGGCGTGTAATTAAATTTGAACTGAATCAAATCAGAATAAACACGATACTTTTCCAAGATTGCAACCGAATTTCTTACGGATGAAACCAAGGGTCGGCTTGTAAACTTTTTTGTTATTACAGTATTGCCTGAACCATAACTGTCAATCGCAAATGTTAGTGTGTTTACATCTACATTTTCAAATCGTGCGATGCCCATGTTAAACCTTTACATTACCAATGGTTTATAAGGGCGCAATAAAGCATCAACGCCAAATGGTATTTTTTGCAACATAGTTGATGTTGTATCACTTCTGTTGTTGTATAAGTGTGTTAATAACAACAAGCCAGCCTGCTTAATCACCGGGTATTGCGACAATATACTTGGGCTTACAGTATATTCAACAACGATTGGCGATGTTCTAAATGTGCTTATATTAGATGGAATGCCACCGTTTAAAATCACTTTGTTGCCAGTTGCGTCATAGTAATAAGATGAAGCCGCTAATGTTTCAAGAATGCTTGGCGTGTCTGCATTGTAAAACTTCACACTATTGATAACAGTTGCGTTTTGCGACACTTCGGGCAAATCTAAAAACATTGGCGTGTTGTATTGTGAACTAATTCCGTAATAGGTGCGAAAAGTAATTGGAAAAATAGGCATTCCCAAATAGTCTTCAATGTGCATACGAACTGCGTATTCTAAACTTTGCAAATAAGCATCTTGCGATTCATCTTGAAATAAATTTAATTGATTAGTTATTTCATCAAGTGTTAGCCAACTTGTGTTTAAGGCACGGTTAATCTGTTCAATTTTGTCGTAATTGAACGGATTGCGCGTTGCCGCATAAGCAGTTTGTCCGTATGTTGTATCACTCATTTTTACACGCCTTTTAAGAACACGCCTGCAAATGGGTCGCGCACACTACTAGCCATGCGGCGTTCGCAATAAAGAACTACTGTGCCGGGCTGTGTTTGGTCAAAGCGTTGAATTGACATTTCTTCGCCATCAACGATAGTCAAGAACCTATCCCAGTTTGCCAATACTAATGGGATTGCACCAACAGCAGGGGCGGCAAGATAAGGGTTAGGGATAACAGGGAAGCCAAACATAAAGCCAACTGCCGCACCTTCTTCATTACCTGCTTCAATAAACATTGGCGAACCACCTGTTGAACTTTTTAATTTGCGTAAAGACGCAATCAAAGTTGGGTGAATGTGCCATGCCGTTGTTGGCAATGACCAGTATTGTGCTGGCAACGCGCTTGCGATGTTGGCAATAGTGTCATAAGTTGGCGTTGTAACGCTACCTTCAACCGTTAAGATTGTGTGTAACCCGTTTGTAATGGCTGTGCCGCTTGTGCCATAAGCCGCCGCGGATGTGCTTGTTGTGTAATTTACAAAACCACGCAAACCGTCTGTGCCGCCTGAAGTTAATGTTGTTGAACCTGCTTGGTCATCATTGATTGCGATTGAAGCGGCTTCAACAGCCGAAAATTCTAGCATCAAATCTTGAACAACTGCTGGTTCTAAATTGTTGATGTCATCTAGCACCGCACTACGAATAGGCAACTGTGCTGATATAACACGCATTGGCAACTGCCAAAACGATGTTGCAATGTTTGGTGAACCACTATTGGGGTCAACCGTGTATCCAAATGGGTTTGTCGCGCTTGTAGCGTTACCAGTTTTGGCAACAAATTGTGCGGCTGAACCTTTGCCAACTATTTGGCGTGAACCTTGACGAAAAGGGTTTGCATAACGCAATGCGGCAAAAGCATCATCAAAATAATACTTACCACCAATGCCTAAACCACTACCAGTTAATGCCGATGCTTCGTTTACTACTTGGGCTTTTTCGGAAAACTTTACCATTGACTTTCCATCAATCAACGCTTCCTTAATGCCATTTAAAATCTGTTCAGTCTTCATGGTTTTGATTCCTAAAAAATTTAAAAAAAGGGGATGGGCTTGCCACCCCCAATTTTCACCGATGTTATGGTTTTGTTACTGTTGCAGTTGAACGGTAGCGGACTAACGCATTGCAGTCAACTATGGACGATGCCACACGCTTTTCACCGAAAAACACTATACTGCCGGGGGTCGTTTGGTCGTAGCGGCGCAACACCATGTTTAAACGGTCAACGATTGCAAACGCTTTTGACCAATCACCAAAGTAAATTGGATATAGGCTGTCTGTGCTTGCAGTTGAAGCGATTGAAGGAACATCAAGGTATTTGTTGACTACAACATCAAAACCAAGCAATGAACCAACAATACCGTCTGTGCGTGATAAACCGTCAATGTAGATTGGGCGACCATTGTCGTCAACTAAACCGCGGATTGCAGATAACATCAATGGGCTGATAACAAACTTGGCTGTTTCAGTCCAGTATTGTTGTGGCAACGCATAGATGAAATTCACAATGTCAACATAAGTTACTTTGTTGGCGATTGTGTTGCCGTTGGTTGTCAATTGGTCGTAAGTTGCAATGCTGTGTAAACCAGCAGTTGAACCTGTGCCGCTTGTGCCAAATGACGCAGTTGAAGTTTTGCCGCCTGTGTAAGTTGCGTTAGCACCCGGATATTGGTTTAAACCGCGTAAACCGTTTGAACCGCCGTATGGTAATGTGGTCGCGCCTTGGTCATTGTTCTGCACCATTGAAAGACCTTCTGACTCCGAAAATGAACTAAGCATGTCTGAAACAATGTTTGCTTCCAAACCGTCAATGTCATCTAAAGCCGCTGTTCTAACTGGAAATTGCACATTCAAATCTTGCAAGTTTAATTGCCAAATGTTTGTGTTTTCAGTTGTTGCCGCAGTATTGTTGACAACAGGATAGCCCCAGCCTTCACCCGGATTGCCAACACGCGCACGGAATTGATAGGTAGAACCGTCAGTTGTTACATTACGACCAACACCACGCAAAGGGTTAGCCAAACGCAATGGTGTAAATACAGGGTCATAAGCCGTGCGACCACCGATACCTGCGCCTGAACCTGTTAGGGCTGACGCTTCTTTCATAAATGCTGTGTGTTCTGCTTCGTCAGCAAACAAAGCAAATTCTTTTTCTATACGGCTGTTGCCTTTATAGAATGTAGATAATGCTTCGCGAACGCGTTTATTAACATCTGCACTAATAGATTTTTCAACTTTAATGATAGATGGTGATTTAATATCAGCAACTTTTGCTTCTAAAGCCGCAACTTTTTCAGCAAATTCTTGGGTTAGTTTTTCTTCAACAGCGGCAACTTGCGATGCTACTGCTTCGTTTACTTTAGCAATTTCAGCAACATTTTGTGCTTCAATCGCGTCAAGTTTTTCAATGATTTCTTTTGACATGATTTATCCTTTAATTCTTTGGTTAAGTTTTTTCAACAAATCGCGTTCCGCAAGTGCGGCAAGCAATTCGCTATTGGCGGCTTCCGCTTCAGAATCACTCCGAACCGTGTCGTTTTTAAGGGTAACTGTTTCGCCAGCATCACGCCGGCTTTCCAATACGCCCTTAAATACAGAAACGGCAACCGCCGCATTCTGTTTTGAAACCCCTGCATCACGCAAGGCAGATTCCAAATTTCTTGGGTTAATCGTGCCATCTTCTTCAAGGCATGATTCTAGTTTTCTAATGTTTGCTTCTAGGTTGTTTGGGTTCATTACGATAGACACTTCGCGCAAACCACCTTTGGTTATTTGAAAGTAACCTTCATCGGTTGGGCTTCCGTCTGCAAATGGATTGCCTGCTTCATCAACCATTTGATATTCGTCAGCGTATGCGCCAACAGAAACACCGCCAACCATGTTAGGGCTTTCTTTCATTATAGTATAAAGGTCTTTGCCAACGGTTGTATTTGTAAACAAACGACCTGTGCCGGACATACCTTTGTCGTCAAATTCAAATGAAGTCCACTCACCCACCGGCATTGATTCATCATTGTGTTGGAAATACATCGGCAAGGGCTTTCCTGACGCTTCTAAGGCTTTTGCCCATTCAAGGAATGGTTCAGCCTTATAATTAAATTTACGCCCGTCTGCGCCTTCGCGTGCGCCCCAAGTTGTAAACTGTGCTTCAATCGTTCCGCACATTTCTGCTTCATCGGCACTAACGCCTAAAGCAACTTCGCTTTCATAATAAAACTTCACATCTTTAGTCATGGATATTAACCCCTTTGTTTTTTACACCGTTTTGATTAAGCGGCAATGTAATGCGTTTGTCAGCCGCTTGTTTCATTTGAACGGTCAATAATAATAACCTTAATTCCTTCAAATCTTTTTTTGTCATTTATGCTTTACCTGCTTGACCTGTTTTGCCAACGCTTGATGTGTTGCCGCCGCCGCCAGTATCTTGTGGGCTTGTGCCGGCAATAGGTGTTGCAGGTTTACTTGTGTCTTTTAATTCATCGCCGCCAGCCTTGTTTGGCTTGCCAAGATATTCACGCGCTTCATTTGGTGTAAGTAAACCATTGGTAACGCCAGCAACCGCCCAATTCATTTGGTCTAACGGTGCGCCTTTTAGGAAATCATCGGTTTGAAATTCAATGCAAAGGTTTGGATAACCTTGTAACAAACTTGCTTTCAACTTTTGTTGAATGTTTACCAATAAAGGATAAACGGCTGTTTTGTAGAATTCATCAATAACTGTTTGTGAATTATTAAACTTGCCTTCATCAATGCCAATCATTTGCGGTGGCACACCAAACAAACCACAAATCCGTTTCATGGTTTGCATTTTAAGCGTTGCGGCATCCGCATCTTGCAAGGTTAGCATTTTGATTGATTCGTAAACCATGCCATTATCTAACAACATAGATTGACCGGGCTTGCTTAAATCAGTTTGTTTTGAACCCATCATGCTTGACCATGCTTCTTTCAAGCGTGCCGCGATTTCTTTATAGCGTGAATCAGGTATGACCTGTTCTGTTCTAAATATGCCTGTGGGTTTCGCACCGTTCTGCATTACAAAGTTGGCGTATAAGTCTATGTCTTGGTCAAGACCAACTAATTCAGTTGCCAATATGCCTTTGTTAAATGAACCCGAACCTTGCCAAGCCGCATCCATAACATGAAGGATTTGATGTGCCTTCAATGGTTCATCTTTACTAAAGCCATAAGTCGGGGTTGATAACCTGTAAGCAGGATAACGGGTTTCAGTTAGTTGCGCTGTGATAAGGGTTGAATCAAGAATATACATTTCAAGCGGCGTTTGCAAAACTTGGTCTTGGTCTTTGCGCCATAGCAATGTAAATGTTTCACCAGCCAATTCGTGCCACATCATAAACTGATACCAGTATTCGTATTGGCTTTGAAAATGATTTGGGTTTTGTAACAAACTAGCAACAGAACGCGCTTTGGCTTTATCACGGGCTGAAACATTGGGATTAGTGCAAGCATCAACCAATGTGCCATCATCGCCATAAGCCATAACCTTAATTGGCAACTGTGAAACCGCACGGGCTTTAAGACCAATACAAGACATGATTGTGCTGTTCCGTGATAACACGGACATGTCAACGGTGCGACCTGCTTCAGTAACGCTTGAAGTCGTTACATATAATAATTGGTATGCGGCAGATGTTGGATAGGAATTGGCGTTGCGTAAGACATTGTTACCAAGGGCGGTTTGACCGAAAAGCGTATTGCTTTCCTTGGCATTTGTTTGTGATTTTCTTTTGAATATATCTAGGATTGCCATGCTAATTCCTTAAATGCTTGCGCATAAATAATTATATCTTATATTATAGGAACTAGTATGTAACACTATTTTACCCTATATTAAATAATAATCACATTATATGCAATATGTTTTTAAAAACTTCTGAAACCAAAGTTTGATGAAATTGGGTGGTCTAATGCACAATGAATAGCAATAATTAAAGCAATTACCCCGTCAACCTTTGCCGACTTGTCTGCTTCATTTTTACGAACCTTGATGTTGCCATTTACATCCACATAACATTCGCTGTTAGAAATTTGCCATCCCAAGAACGGATTGCCACTATGTCTTATGGCTTTTGACATGATAAGTTTTTCAGTATGTTTGGAAGGATTGCTTAACACCGCCATGCCTTGTCCAACCTTTTTAACTGGAATGCCTGTTTCATTTAACCTTGCAATTAAACTTGCCGCGTTGTAAGCATCATACCCAACTTCTTTTACATCATATAGTTGCGCTTGCTTCTTAATGTAATCTGAAATTTCCCTGTCATCCATTACATTGCCTTCGGTAATCTGCAAAATGCCTGACCGAACGGCTTGGTCAAATATATCCCGATAGTGTGTTGGCACTAAAGCCAGTCCATCTTCAGGCAGGAAAAATTTGAAGTCAGCATAATAGTCTGTTTCGCTGTAACGCTTTAAAGTGCAGACCGCGTTTAAGTCGCGTGTGGCGGCAAGGTCAAAGCCAATGTAAACCGATTCGGGTTCGGGCTTATCTTCACCAACGCTTTCATCCCAAAACTGTCTGTCAATCCATGCGGTGTTTGCAGACACCCAAACATTAAGCGTCTTGCATAAGAACTCATTTAATGCGGCAGGCTTTAACTTAGCCTGTTCGCATCGTTCTGCAATGGCTTCTTGGTATATGCTAATGCCGTGCATAGGGTTAGCCTTTGCCCATGTTGTTGGGTCGCGCCAATCATCTTGTTGGTCAAGCCCATACAACAGACCAAACCAGCGTGGGTTGTCTGCCGCATCGCCATGCAACATAGATTCAAACATTTGCAAATCTTCATAAAACTTGGTGTCTTTAGTAAACGATGCCGTTGTTATATAGATTCGCAATGGGTTGCGGCGTGCCACCATACCTGAATGCAAAACTTCTATGCTGTTCCTGTCAACAATGGCGGCGGCTTCATCTACCAAACAACAGGATGGGTTTTTTCCATCGCCTGATTTTTTGTTGTCGCGCGATAAGGCTTTGAACATTGATTGCAAGTCGCCTGTCTTTTTAATTTCATACTTGCTTACATCAAACACATTCTTAACTTCGGTGGGCATATTATCAACAAAGCCCTTGGCGGCATCAAACACAATGGTTGCCTGTTCCCTGTTGGTCGCCAATGTAAACACTTCCGCACCTGCTTCGCCAAACTGTAATTCATAAAGGCTTATGCCTGCGGTGAATGTTGACTTGCCTGCCTTGCGTGGAATGAAAATAATAACATCCGTTACCATCCGCTTTTCATGGTCTTTCTTACTACGGAAACCATAGATGGCGCAAAGTGCAAAGATTTGGAAAGGTTCTAAGATTAAGGGTTTGCCAGCATCCGCGCCCTTGGTGTGTTTAAGCGTGCTAAAGAATTTCAACACATGGTCAACATGGTCGGCAACAAATTCATATTCCCAATGCTTGTCTTCTAACTGGTCAAGGAATCTTTGGCAAGCCAGTTTGACATTATTGCAAACAAGGATGTTGCCCTTGACCACATCTATTGCATAGAAAATCCCATCTTCTAATTTCATTTTTTGGTTACTTTAACGCCAGCCAATAAATCATTATAAGAACCTGTGTGGGTCGTTGTTTTGTTTAGTCTGCCTTTAGGTGTCAAACCTAATTCATTCATTAACACTACAATCTTGCTTAGTGTTTCTTTCATAATTGAAAAGTAAATGTTCGCGCCCTTGGTAACGCCACCATTAAATTCGGTAATCAGACCTTCACGCGCCACACCTTTCTTCGCTTCAACATACATGGAAATTTGGTCAGCCAACATTGCCAGCAAATGTTTGTCTTGGTCAGCGTCTATGCCGTAAATGTCATACATGAAGTCTGAAGTTTCTTTGATGAACTTGCTTGCGTTCCACGCATCGGGGTTTTCCAACCAGTCGGCTTGGGGAATCCTTGCGCGGATTTTTTCAGGCAAGACAACTTCCTTGTCATTTGACCGAACAATGCGTAAGTTTGATGGTAATGTTTTCTTTGTCATGTCTTTTCCTTTTGCGTTTAGGGAATTCCCTGAAACTACCCCCGTTTTCAAAATCGTTTTGCGAACGATTGTGTTCCCGTTTGCTAGTAGGGCATCCCCAAAATGTTTAAGTTATTCATTTACAGCGCGTTTTTCGGCGTTATGCGACATGAAACCAAGGTGAACCTTACCTGCCCTTGGAATGATGTTTGTATAGCCTAATTTCACCATTAAACCGATGTCCATGTCAGGCAACTGAACTGTTGGTTCTTCAATCGGTTCTTCTATGTTCTTACTTGGGTCGCGGTATTTCCACACATAAGGCTGGTCGCTTATCGTTGTGTAGCCACATGACCATTGCCCATTATACTTAGCAACCCGTTCATGCTTGGCTATATATCCACCTTCCACTAGGTTAAGCAAATGGATGTTGATGCCTTGGCATGGTATGTCCAATCGTTCCGCTATCTGTCTAATAGTTAATATGTCGTAATGACAAATATCCATGATGGCTTGTCGTGTGTGTGTTGACTTTTCTATTCTTACCTTACTGCGTGGCTTACTCATGTCTTATCCCACTATTCTATTGTAATCAGCATCCGTGTAGGTATGCACCCCTTCAGGTGTGTAATACAAGTATTGCCCGTGCGCTTCCATCTGTGTCTTTAGTGTGTGGCATGGCTGGCACAATGATTGAAATAGGTTGCGCCTAAACTTCACATCGTTCTGCCTGTGTGGAAACACATGGTCTATGTGTTCAGCCTGCACCACCTTACCTGCACATAAGCATCCAGCACATAATGGCTTTTGGCTTAACTGTGCCACCCGTTGTTTCTTCCATGCGGCTGTTGAATATAGTTTGCTGTTCGCCTTACCCTTATCCGTTATGCCGCCACCATGTTTAACGCAGAATGTTGACCTGCTTGTTTTAGGTTCATGGCATCCCAATTCCCTACATTCTTTGTTTAACGGTGCATAAGGCATTAGTCGTTAATAACAGACTTTGGCGCAACTACATCCTTAACTGTCTTTGTGCCGCTTTCAACTGGAAACCTTGAAGCCAACTTACCTAATACAACATATTCAGCCGTATCGGGTGTTGCCTTTTGGAATGCCGCCAATATATCTTTAGGGTCTAAATTGCCGTAACTGGCAACTTCCCTGTCTATGTCGCCATAACTTGCCACTAATGTTTCAACTGCTGTTTTTACATTCATGTCGTTCCCCTTACTTTCGCTTCGTTGATTGTGTATGTCTGTTTCATATTTCGCCCCTTAAAATCTTTGTGGTATGTTCAAGCAATTCCGTTTCCGTTCCATACTTGGCTTCAAATGCCGTTTTTCCCGAATGGAATGCTACACCGTAACCGCCATTGGTATGATGTAACGGGCATAAAGGTATTGCTAATAAATAATGCGACTTTTGCCCCATTCCTGCACCATGCCGAATGTGGTGAATATGTGGCATTGTATAACCGAACCCTTCCCTGTGGCAAACTATACATCCAATCTGACTTAGTTTATCAAAATGTTTCTTTTCCGCAATACTCATCTAATCCCCATATCAAATCCGTCAAACTGTTTACTTGGTTTAATTCAGCAATGCTTAATGCGTAATCACTTGAACGCAAGGTTAGTCTTGAATTTATGACATCGCCTTTTTGTCTAAATTTAGCGACTTCAAAAAATTCTTTTTTATCCATCCATCCAGTTACGGTAATTGTTCTTTGTTCCCTATGAACAATGCTAAAAATATACACATCGGTATTGTAATGCTTTTGCGCTTCAAAGATATTTACCAAGTAATCTAATTTTGGATGGTAATTTGTTGCGGTTGATTTAATGTCAATTTTGATTCCACTATATTGGATGTCAATGCCGCCGTCAGGTTTGTCTGATATTTGCGGCAATTCATAACCCAATAAATCCATAATTGCTGATTGGGCAACCATACCAATTAACTGGTCAATCTTTTTACCATCATCAACACCACGCATTCCATAATTGCAATTCCTAATTAAATACTGACCATGCGCGATTATTTCAGGCTTTATGGGGAAATTAAACATAATCAGTCCTGCAACCAAATGTCATGTTCTGCCGCCCATCTTTCTACGCGTGCCATAAAATCATTTAATTCAGCCACATTACAATCAGCCGTTGATTTCAATTCGGTTATGACCTTGCCGTTTGATGTTCGGTATTCATTATAGCCAAGCCACCTATCCTTAAACATCACTTTCCACCAATGATGATTATGATAAAGCCCATCACTAGCAGGCACATTAGCGGCAATTTCCGTAAACAACAAATGCAATCGGTTGTTCTGCGGTAATGACCGTTTAGGTTCTTGACCACATTCTTTACACTTTGCCATCGTTTAACCTTTCAGCCAATTCCTTTGCTTCCTTTGCGCTATCAAAATACCCGTGGTTAGTGTTCTTGTTTGATAAGCCATATTTAACCGTTCCATCGGCTTTGTAATACTTAGCAATAAACCATTCGCCCGATTTGATGCAATAGTTGTCTAATTTAAGCCACTTCATGTGCCATTGCTTCCTGTGCGTATTTCAAACTAATTTCGGGGAAATTCTGTGGGTTGTCAATGATGCGTGTTGCCCATGCGCGGTAATTGGTCTTTGGCTTCAGTTTCTTTGCAACAAATGTATTTAATTCTTCTACATGCTTTTTGTTTTCTTCATAATTAACTGGCGATGGCAATGCAAAGTAAACATCTTCCCTTGGTTTGCATAGGGCAATGATGTCAGCAGGCTGTGGCAACTTGTTTGGGGTGTCTGTCCATACATCAAGGGCTTTTGCTACAACGCTAAATTCAAAGCGTTCTAATTTATGCCACCATATACGCAACATTTCCTTTTCGGGTGCGCCTTTGTTGTATATAGCAAAGACGGCAACAATCATGTCTTTAAATGCCAATTTGTCTGCATCAATCATTTTTTATCCTTTAATATCATTCCATAATTATTAACAACATTTTTAATAATTACATTTTTATTTTTTATTAGTTTGTTTTTTTTAAACGGCGAATAATCAACATGATGATGCCATCTATTAAACTTCCAAACAACTTTAGCAACATCGGGATGTAAATCTGCCAACATTTTTGATTTATTTAATGTTCCCTCATTTTTGTAAAATTCTTTTGTATTGCCACCTGACATTCTTTGCGTTGTTACTTTGCCACATAAAAAAGCATTAAATTGAATAGTGCAAAACCCATCTTTTAAAACACGCAAACATAAATCCGTATCTTCGTTATATCTTCCACGCCAACGATAGGGAATGTTATTTTGAATAAGCAAACATGAATAAATGCGTGTGTTTAAAATAAATGGCGCAACTTTGTCAGTTGATTTACAAAATGAATAATAATTAAATCCTGATATATAAACATTTTCATATCTATCAACAAAATCTTCAGCCGCTTTAAATGTTGCGCCGCTTCTAACAGGAACTTTTAAATTCCTATTTAATCGGTGAAAATCATCTATGTTGTCATCTAAAACCCAATGTCTTTTATGACCGTTTTTTATAGAATGTTCCCATGCAAAATTTCTTGCCGCACCCGGTCCTTTGCTTCTAGTAAATCCTAAATCATCGCAAGTATTATATTCATCAAGATATTTTTTAGGCAATATCAGAATTTTTGATTTATCAATTACTTTTGCATATTGTTCAAATTCTGCTTCTTCAACAATAATTGAATAATTAACATTCATTTTTTCCAACGCTTTGCTAGTCAATCTTGTTTCCCATCTTCCTTTTGAAACAATATAGATTGGATAATTAGGGTTCATTGACATATATTTTTGCCGAATTAACACCACGGGTTAATTTTGGATGCCAAATACTTTTTGTTTTTTCAGTTATTTTTTGGTTTATTAAATTGGCAAATTCAAGCATTGATTCTTTACTGTCAAACCTAACGATTATTTTTGCATAAGGTTCTTGTTGTTCTTGAATAAATTCGGGCATATCTTTCCATTCGGTAAAAACAGGCGATTCCAAATCATCAAACAAATTATGTGAATCAATCATATAGTTTCCTAAAATGGGTTCATATCAATAACGGGCTGTTCATCTTGCCAACGCCCTTGATTTAAGTATGTTGCAGGATTTGGTATAAATTGCCCATCATTCCTGCGCCATTGGTCTGATTCCTTTTGCCATGTAAGTGCAGGCAATACATCATCAATTCGGGCTTTAGTCTTAGACCAGGACTTTGCCGCCGCATCTTTACCAACCTTTTTTGGGTATGCTTGCCAAAATTCTTCAAAGCCATTGTCTAGCGATTTATCGCGAATAGGTTTACTTGCCTTAACTAAACTAGCCTTACCTATACTAACCTGTGCTTCCACTTTGGCAACATCTTGGAAACATTGTGTTTCCATAGTGTAAACATTGTTGTCTTTTAACGATAATTTAGCCTTTTCATCAATGTAAACGCTAGGTTTATATCGGTCTTTTTGAATAAGGTTGTGAATCTTCCAATGCTTAATTACACATACACCACTTTCAAACGGTATGACAAAATTCTTTGCCATCAATATCTTTAAATCATCATCCGCGCAACCAATCATTCGCTGTATTTTTTTAGCGTTATTTATAAATCCATCATCATCGGCACGCATTGATAAGTGAAAATAAAGCGATTGTGTTGAACATGGCATATCTAAAAAAGCATCGCTATCAATGATAGTTTTTGCAAACATTCTGCGTTCAGCCATTTCTTTCCCCCAAAAAAAAGGGGCTACAACTACTAACTCCGATGTTTTAAATCGGTTGGTGGAACGGTCTAGTAACCGCCAGTTAGTATGTGTAGCCCCACTAGATTTAATCGCCACCACGCGATTTGTGAATCTTAATTTATCTAATTTAACTTTGCAAGCGTTTATTTACAACCCCATTTTAGCCAAAAACACCTGTTTTAGCACTTAAATCATGCCAACCAAGGGGCTTTTTAAGCGTTTTGGCGCGTTTTGTAATTTACTTACATAAGTGCATTACCCCCCATGTGGATAACGCGTAAAAAATGTGGATAATTTTTGTGGATAAGTGCTTCAAAACTGTGGATAACTTTTTGCCGTAAACATAAAAACTGTGGATAACTTTACGGGGTTAAATAAGCAGTAATGGCGTTTTTTGCGTCATCAAATCCATAACAAACCACCGACATATACCCAAGCAAAGTTGCCATCCCCATAAATTCTTTTTGGTTTTCCTGCAACTTGCCGCCCTTAATTTTCATTTCAATGAACATCCCATGCCAACCATTTTTAGGAATCATTAGGAACAAATCGGGAACGCCTGCAACGACACCTTCGGCTTTTAACTTGACGGCTGTTCCAATATGTCGTGCGCCGCCGTTTGGAATTGCCCATAAGCATTTGGCATATTTTGGGTATTGGTAGCGAAACCAAGTAACGGTTGCGACCTGTTCAGCGTGTTCAGTTGTCATGCGGTTATTTTACCATTAAAAAATAAATGCAAAATAATTCAAAATTTTGTTGTATTACAGAAAAAAATAGTTTAATCTGAAAGGTGGCTTACATTTTTATTAAATAAAAAATAAATGCAAAATAATTAAAAAAAGTGTTGTATTACAATAAAAACAGGTTTAATATGCAGTTGTGGTTGTTAAACACATAAACGGAAATTAAAGGAAACTATTATGACAACAGTAATTGACACATTCTTAGCAAGTTGGAAACAAAAAGCAAAACAACATTATGTTTCAACAACTAATCAATATCTTGAATTAAGAAAAGCCCGTTGGGATTTAATGAAAAAATATAATTTAGAAACAACGCGCCCAAATCAAGAATTTCCACAAGATTATGTAGATGCAAAAAATGCTTTAAAAGCATTTAAAGATGTTAGGGCTAAATCAGAATTTGCGTTAATTGAAAGATGTGTATATGCAAACCACGCAGGCAACTTAACAGAAACTTTAGATTCATTCCTTGAAAAATTGTTAGACAAAGAAGTTGAAATTAAAAAAGTATCATTGATTAAAAGAATTGAAGCAAAAGCAGGTGAAATGGTTGATGCTGATAAATTGTATATTGGTGCAGACGGTAGCATTAACGGCTATGTGTTAGGCAAAATTAAAGAAGTGAAAGTTGAAACAATCTACGCAGGCGGCTTTAACATTCAATGCTTACATTACAGGGTCTTAGTTAAATAACAGAACGGGGCGAAAGCCCCTTTTGTTTGATTTAAAAAAATGCTTGTATTACAACAAAAGTTTATGTAATATGTAATTGTGGGATTTATACCCAAAAAATTTAAAGGATAAGACAAAATGACATATCAACACAACGATGGCGGCATGGTAGCCGCAGGCTTTAAGAAACCTAAAAAAGATTGCGTGGTTCGCGCCATAGCGATTGCAAACCAAATGACCTATGCTGAAGCCAATGACCTAATCAACCAAGTTGCAGGCAAGGATGTTGATGCTAGGAACAATGGCGTAAACAAAAAAGTGTGGAAAGACCTTATGAAACAGTTGGGCTGGACATGGACACCCACTATGTTGGTCGGGTCGGGTTGCAAGGTTCATCTTGATGCCGATGAACTGCCAATGGGTAGGTTATTGGTTAGCGTCAGCAAGCATTTAACGGTTATGATTGATGGTGTCATCCATGATGTTTACCCTAATGTGGCACGCGGCGGCAAAAGGGCTGTTTACGGGTATTACAAAAAAGATTAAAAATAATTGCAAATAATTGCAAAAAACGCTTGCTATACAATAAAACCATGTGTAATATGAAGTTGTGGTTGGGCAACACACAAACGGAAACTTAAAGGAAACTTAAAAATGGCTACAATCAAACAACGCAGAATCAAAGTTGGCACATCTTATTACGCATCAGGTTACGGTCGCGGTATCAACACGCGCAATGTGTATTTAATTGATGGCTTCTTTTATGTATATCACCCTGACTATGCAAAAACACAATACACCCCACTTGAAGGCGAATTAACTGGTTATATCCCTGTTAATAAAACAGCGCAACGCGTAGGCAACGGTTATGTTGTTAATGAATACTTTACTGCCTGCAAACCAAATCGCACCCCTGATTATGAACGCGATAACTTTCATCAACCTGCAATCTAAACTAAACGGGGCGCAAGCCCCAACTTGGAAACTAAAGGAAACTAAAATGACATTACCAATTTATTATTCAGTTTATTTAGCGCAAAATCTTGATGCAGGTGAACCGTTTTTTGAATACTTTACTGTATGTTTGGAAATGAAAATTCCAACAGATAAACAAACTGTTTTGAAAAAAAATACTATCTACAAAAATGTTCATGTGGACTTAACGGGTTTTTTAACAGAATCAGAAGCAAAAATTCAATTAAACTTTTTTAGTGAAAAATTTCAATCTTGCGAAAATGATTTTTTTAAAAAACTTTAATTAACAGGGCGCAAGCCCCAACTTGGAAACTAAAGGAAACTATTATGAACATTACTAAAAATGCTTTAAAAGAATTGTTGGATGATTTGCAAGAAGATTATCGCGCTTATATGGATTCTTCAGTTTCCGTAACTAACGCGCTTGTTGAAAATCCAAATCATAGCGATAAAGAATCTATGCTTAAATTTGTGCAAGCAAAGCATAGGGATTATCTAAACTCACGCAAAGCAATTTTGGCTTTAATTGACTAATCAATGGGGCGCAAGCCCCTGTTGGAATTTAAAGGAAACTAAAATGAAATATATCCGCCCTGTTTTTGACGATGATTATTCAGAAAATACACCCGTCAATCTAAAAGACCTTATTGAACAGTTTTTAATCAACAGCCACAATTTATCAGATTATGTTGAAGAAACAGATTTGATTGCCGACCAAGTGTTGGTTATTCTTTACGATGCCAATGACGATAAGTTGGGTCGTATTCGCGACATTTACAACAAACGCATAAGTGAAGTTGCCTATTTCGTTGATGAAAATTACGATGTTGATGGCTATGCAAAATTTATGGTTGACCAAGTAAAGGACTGGTAATGAAAGACTACAAAAACTTAGTTGTAAAATCTGAAACAAACTGGTTGCACATTGCTGTTGAAACCGTTTGCTTTGTCGGTAGCATGATAGCAATAGGCTTCTTGCTTTGCTTGCTGTCTGCTTAAAATTAAAGGATAAGACATGACCTATGCAAAATTAAGAAAATTGAATGTCAATGACAGAACCGAAAAGAAGGGCAACCTAACTTACCTTTCTTGGACTTATGCGATTGATGAACTACTACAAGCCGATGAAACGGCAACATGGGATTTTCCCGAACCAAAATACTATGGCGAAACCATGATGGTGTTCTGCAATGTTACCGCCTTTGGCAAGACCATGAAAATGCAACTGCCTGTCATGGATAATCGCAACAATGCTATTGCCAACCCCGATGCCCGTAAAATTAGCGATGCTACGATGCGATGCCTTGCCAAGTGTTGTGCGTGCTTCGGAATTGGATTGTATATTTTCGCTGGTCAAGACCTGCCGCAAATAGATGCTGAAGATTATACTGAAGAACTAATTGCCTGCATTACCTTGGATGAATTGCAAAAAGCCTATCTGCGTATTGTGCCAATTTTTAAAACTGACGCTGAATCGCTTGCCGTTATTACTAAGACCAAAGACCTAATGAAAGCCAAACTAACAAAGGATGCCAAATGATTATCACCAGCCTTTACAAACTAGCACCACCAAGCCCACGCCTTGTGGAATTGCGCGAAAAGAAAGTTGCCGCCTGTAAAAAAATGATGGGCGAAAAATGGTTGTTTGCCAAACAGGTTCAACGGAAGGATGGCAAATGAACGAAATCCAAGGGTCAGATGAATGGTTTGCCGCCCGGTTAGGCAAGGTTAGCGCAAGCCGTCTTGCCGATGTATTGGCAACCGTTAAAACAGGTGAAGCAACAACGCGCCGCAACTATCGCATGCAACTGGTTTGCGAACGCTTGACGGGGCGCAAAGCCGAAACCTATACCAACGCCCACATGGAACGCGGAAATGCGTTAGAACCGCTTGCAAGGGCTTCGTATGAACTAAAAAAAGGTGTCATGGTTGATGAAGTTGGCTTTGTTCAACATCCAACCATTGAAATGGCAGGTGCAAGCCCCGATGGATTGGTTGATGGCGGCAGTATTGAAATAAAATGCCCAACGCCTGCTAATCACATTGAAACCGTATTGCGCGGAACAGCACCAAGCCAATACTTTGCCCAAATGCAATGGCAAATGGCTTGTTTAGGCGATGCTTATAAATTTGTGGATTTTGTGTCCTATTGCCCCGATGTGGGTGAAGATTTGGAATTGTTTATTGTTCGCGTTCCACGCGATGATGAATGGTTGCAACAAGCGGAAAAGGATGTGATTGCTTTTCTAAATGAAGTGTCGGAAACATACAGTCAATTAAAATCACTTAAATGGCTGTAATTATTTAATCAACTAAAGGAACTAAAATGGCAATTACCCATGAACTAATCGCCCGTGGCGAAACTTACAAAGACAAAGAAGGCAACGATAAAACGCGCTGGATTCGCTGTGGCGTTGTAATGGACACTAAGTCCGGTGGTCAAGCAATCCACCTTGAAAGTTTACCAATTAACTTTGATGGCTGGCTAATGATGAAAGAACCTATGCCAAAGGAAAATCAAAAGCCTTATAGCAAATCGGGTTCGGTTTCTGAAAAACCAATTGAAGATATTGAATCGGATATTCCGTTTTAATAATACCGTTCTAACTAACAGCCCTACGGGGCTTTAAGGAAACTATATGTATATTACTGACGAACAGTTTGATGAAACCATTGAACGCGCATTTACACGCGGCATGGAATTCCAAAAAGCAAACCAGCGCGACCTTGAAAATGCTTGGTTTGACATTGGCTATAATGCCGGGATAAAAATTGCTAGACTTAATCAAGAAGAACCAACACTATGACCAAACTGTGTATGTCATGTCAAAAAATGCCGGCAATCAAAAAGGTTGGTTGTCGGGTTTTGTGCAAGAATTGTGTTGATGCTAGAAACAAAGCAATTTTAAAGGCTAAGAAATTATGAACGGATGTCATAGCGATTTAGTGCCTGACCGTTGCCAGCATGAAAAGGTGTTTCATAGCGATGGCAAAACATCATGGGATTATATTTTTACGCGCGACTGCCAATATACTAAACAAGGATTTGTTGATGCTGGTTGCGATGGTTGCAAGCAAAGGAACTTAAATGAAAAAACTACTTAACTATTTAACCGCCAAAGACTATACTTTTATTGATGTATTGGGTAATTCAATAATTGGTGCGCTTGTTTATAACGGCAGTCTGTGGTGGTTTTTATTGATTATTCCAATGGCTTTAATCAACGCTATTTTAAGAAAATTGAATTGCAGGATTTTATGAGTAAAAACGATATAACTGGCGATGCTATTGTTAGCAAGTTTAGCAACACTTATGCTGACAAATACGATGCCATATTTCGCAACAAAGATTTAGCCAAGTGTGCCGGGCAAGCCACCGATGGAACTATGGTCTGTGCTTATAGGGAACAATGCAAACGCTATGTTATGCCTGCAAGTGAACATCAAGCATGGTCTGACTTTTGGAAAGGTGGCGATGATTGCGCCAGTTATATATCTATAAAGTAATTATTGGCGTTCTAATTCAAGAATGTATTCGCCAAGTTTAGCGGCATTGTCTTTAGTTAAACAAATTCCACCATCAATTTGCTTTTGAATCTGAAGTGTTGGCTTTGTCGGTTTCTTCTGCGGCATTTGTTGACACGCTGTTAAAATGACCAGTAAACCAATCGGCAGGGTTTTTAAGTAATTCATCGCGTTCCTTTTGCGCTTTTAACTGTTCGCGCTTAACCGCCCACTTAACAATAAGTAAAAGCAGGCGGTCTATTATGTCAATTATCTTAAACATTTACTTCTTATCTTGTGTAAATACACCCAAAACGCCCATTAAGGCTAATCCTGCGCCCACCAACGCATTTGTTTGTTCAGGTGATAGCGTAACCCCAACCGCAGTTAATAAAGCCGTTAAACCGCGCCATGTTGATGGTTCTTTTAGTCGTTCAAGTAAATAAGATTTCATAATGTCTTCCCCTTTTGAAAATCTGCTAACGATAATCCGCCTGTGAATTGGCAATGTGCGGTTTCTTTAAATTTGCCAGCCCATGAACCAGCCCATTCAAGACCAAGTGATTCAGCAATGCGACCACACTTAGTGAACAGACCAGTATCATTCCAAACACACTTGCCACCAACGATAGGAACAAAATCAAAAGCAACCCGATAATTGTGAAAGGATTGCCCAGCCTTTGCGTTGGTAACGATATTGCCTTTAGTCGTGCGCCCTTGTTCATATAAAGCCTTTTGCGATTCCATATCGCGGTAAGTGCTAGTAATCAAAACATCAATGCCAGCCGCATCGCATGATGCAATAAACTGTTCGCATAATGTCTTAACCTTTGGATGTAAGTCTTCAAGTTTACGGCTGTTAATCATTTACCACCCCTTTGCTTTTCGCGTTCTTCAATCAATTTAACTGCTACTTGCAAATCGTTAATTTTTGCCATTAAATCTTCTTTCATTCTTGCACGGTTTTCTGCTGAAATAGGGCTGTCAGTTGGAACGCCTTGCGGTGTTATCAACGCAGGCATTTTAGATTTAATGTCTATTACATCCGCTTGCAAATGTGTGATTTGACTTAATAGTCAAGCAATCGCCGAAACCATTACAGGGAACAACATTGATGTAATTTTAGATAAATCCATTATTTGTCCACCTTGCTGTCTAACTTGTCAAATATACGCACTAGCATTTGCTTAACTTCGGCTATGTCAACCCGATAATCTTCCTTACGAACAAAGTCTTCATGCACTTCCTTGTTTAACTCTTTCATGTCTTTTTTTAAATCAGTTATGGCATCCCAAATGATTTTTAAAACCCACCCAAATGCCGCACCACATCCTGCAAATAACCAATTTAATACTGACTGTTCCATAATTCTTTCCTAAATTAAACTGTTTGCCAAACTTCTTGCGGAATTGTTGCCCAATCTAAATCGCCAGCAACGGGATAAATTGCATATTGTCTTATTGAATTTCGGTATTGGTCAAACGCCAATTTATTGGCTAAATAAGGATTGCTTAAAGCAGGGTCGCTAACACTTGGAATTTGTGTCCAATCTGTTTGTTGCAATAAACTAATAGCATTTATTTTATTTTCTTCAGCCGTTGGCGGCAATGGAATTGGTGGAACAATAGATTTATCATAAGCAATTTGCCAAGCATCTAAAGCGTTATAAGCCCATTGTGGCAATTCTGTAATAGTTTCATTTGGTTTATCGCCAATATATTCTATCCACCCAGCAACATCTTGCCATTGCAAAGCATGAACATCAAATGGCGTTCCATTCCAAACTAATTCTAAAAAGTTTATTCCATCTTTATAAACTGCGCCATCTTCAACGATAATAGTTAATCGCATATTTATTCCTTACAAAAAATTTACATTAACATTGTTATAAACAAACCATGTCATTATTATTTCCCTAGTTTCAGGGGATGGTAAAGTGTAATGTTCAAACATTCCGTATGGTGGAAATAAAACTAATTTTCCTTTTTCGGGCTTTACCTTTTTATTTAATCTATCAAATACTAATTCACCGCCTTGATTTACTGTATTTAAAAAAATTATTACAGTTGCATATCTTAATAAACCACAAACCACTTCACCGTCTGAATGTTTGTCGCAAGTTTCATTTGGATTATATCTATGGAATTCATAACCACTATCACCTGATTCAAATTGCGGATTAAATAAATCTTGCGCTATATCTTTTTGTATTTTTGAAAAAATACTAAACAATTTTAAATCTAATTCAGGATGTTTTTCATCTTCGTTAATTGGAACGGTTTGCCCTGTTCTGTTATATGTTTTCTTTTTTGTGTAATCAATTGTTGGATAAACTTGTTGTTTAATATATTCAATAGTTTCATCATCAATATAATTTGGAAATTCGTATATCATGCTATTAAATTTTTATTTGCCGTTGCAATTAAAACTTTTGTATTTAAATCATTATTTTTAACCATTTCATTCCTAAATGATTCAACTGCCGCACCTGTTTCACGATTAACTTTGCTGTTTTCAATCATTAAAATAGGAATCCAAGCAAAAGAACAATCATTATTATTTGTAATTTCACCTGTTTGTGGATTCATTCCTTGAACTGAAACCCAAAATCGGCAAGCCACTAATTCACCATCTATAATTGTTCCATCTTCAACGCAAGGTTTTCCACCCATCATTGGGCAGATTATTTTCATATCTTTTGCCATCTTGTTTTATCCTTTTTTAATCTTTCGTTGCTATTATCGCATCAACATACTGAACCGCCAAATTTATTGCATTACCTGTAAATGCGCCACTTGTATGGCTGTGGGCATCTTGCGTATGGTTGTGGCTTGCGCCTGTAAATGATGATGCTGTAACTGATGGCGAACCACTTAAACTAGGTGAACCAGTTAAGCCCGGCGTTCCTGAAAGACTTGGTGAACCTGATATACTATGTGTATGCGAACCACCACCACCTGTTGCACCTGTTGTTGCAGGTTGTATTGGGTATCTATCATTAAGCGAAACGCGACCTGCAAGGGCTTGGTTTTGCATTGTTGAATAGGGGTGCGTATGGCTAGGGATTTGTGTTGTTGCTAGTGTGGTTGCGCCACCCGCTAATGTTCCAATTCCAGTTGCCAAAGTGCCAGCCGTTGCCGCTAATGTTCCAATTCCAGTTGCCAAAGTGCCTGCGCCTACTGTTACGCTTATTGAACCGCCTGCCGTTGTTGCTTGGTTAGTTGCCGTTGCCGCCGCCGTTGCCGCCACGCTACCTGTAACGGCTTGACTTGCAAATGCTGTGGTAAACGCTACCGAACCACCTGAACTTGCCGTTCCGCTAACAATCCTTAATGCTTTATTGTCATGCGTTACTGACTTTGTCCAACCAGTTGGCGCGGCAGTTTGAATGAATAACATTGCCGTTCCACTTGGGAACGCTTGTGGTGCTGTTCCGCTTGATGCGGCTGTTAAACGCCCTTTTGCATCTACCGTAATGCTTGCATAAGTATATGAACCTGCGGTAACACCACTTGCTGATAATGTTGTTGAATTACCAACCGATGTAACATCGCCAGTTAAATTTGCATTAGTTGTAACTGTTGCGGCATTACCTGTGCATGAACCCGAACTTCCTGTGGTGTTTTGATTAAGCGTTGGAATGTCTGCCGCTACAACCGCGCGAAATGTTGGAACGCCTGTTGTGCCATTTGGTGCGGCTAAAACAAAGTTTGCGGTCTTGCTTGCATAAGGGTTTAAGGTGTCGCCATAACCTGCTGATAAACTAATAACGGGTGCTGTTCCACCGCTTGATGCAACAGGGCTTGTGGCTGTAACGCCTAACACGCCGCTATTGGTAATGCTAGTGCTTGCATTTGTTTGTGTTACGGTAATGCCTGTTGATGCTGTAATGCGTTGCGTTACAGTTACACGAATTTGAATAACACCACCGCCAACGCTTCCGCCATTAACAACGGCGGCAACGGTAACGATTAAACCGCTTGTTGGAAAAGTTGTTGTAAAGCCACCCGTTACGGCTGAATTGTAATAAAGAATATCGCCGTCAGCAAAAGCCGATGTGTTTACATTACGCAATTCACCAAATGTTTGAATATATCCAAATCCATTTAGCGCAATGTTTTCAGCCGCCACACCAACAATGTATTGCCCATTTGTTACGCCTGTTGCAGGTGCGCCCGTTAAAACGCCACTAGCACCAACAGAACCAGTAAACATAATCACTTGACCTTTAGTGATTGCGGCTGTGGCTTTAATGTATATGTAAGTATCTTCACCAATATGCTGAATGATATTACCGCCTGACATACCATAGGCAAGCGAATTAAAAGTGTTATCCCAACCTAATTGCCCTGCGGTTAAAGATGTTGCATAAGCAGTATTAAAGGTAATGTAATCAGGGTCAGTTATTGAATTAACACCTGTAACATTGCCACTATCATCAACAACAACAACGGAATTTTGAATTATTTTGCCTGTTGTTCCATCATATCGTGTAATGGCATTATCAGTTGAACTTGTGCCACCAACAACATCGCCTGTGCCTGCGCCTGTTGCATTAACCCATGCTGTGCCGTTATAAGATAGACTTTGACCGTTTGTTGGTGAAGATATAGTTACATCGCCAAGGGCTGACAATACGCCAGCCCCGACTTGAACAATGGATGTTCCGTTATTGATGTAAACTTTCTTATCCGCCATGTTTACACCTAATTCACCCGAAACTAATTCGGATGTGTTAGGCACTTTGCTTGCGGTGTTACTGCGTTTTGGTTTTATCGTATTAGCCATTTGGCATCCCTTTATTTGCTATATAGCAGGGTTAAAAAAATTAGAATGTGCCGCCGTCAATAGTAATGCCATCAAAGGTGGTTAGGTTAATAATTGAACCGCCTGTGATTGCAACATTGCTTGCCGCTTGCGTGGACATAGTGCCAAGACCACTAACTTGCGTGTTAGCAATCGCAATGGCTTGTGCTGATAACGCGGTTAATTGACCTTGTGCATTTACGGTTGCTGATAATGTGTTGCTTGCAGAACCAAATGCGCCTGCGGTAACGGATGTATTGGTAATGCTAAATTCACCACCTGTTAGCGTTAAACCTGTGCCTGCGGTGTATGTTCCTGCGCCACTAAACTGAACAAATGGGATTGGTGTTGTGCCTAGCGTGCCGCCTGCGCTTGCAGTTGTTACCCAACCTGTGTCCGCTTGCGTTGTGCCATCTTCAATAAATGTAAACGCATTTGGCACTTCAGCCCAAGCATCCATATCTAATGAACGCGACCATGTGCTTGCCGCAACTATATAAATACCGTTGTTTTGTGGCAATGTTTGGTTTTTAACCAACACCCTGTCGCCTACAATAACAGCCACGCCATCAATAGTTTGTGTGCCTGACAAGGTAATGTTTGCAGTTGTAGCCGCAACGCATGATGCTTTAGGGTCTAAACCTTGGGCAACGCTGTCCACATATTGTTTAGTTGCCGCGTCTTGTGCTGATATGGGGTCGGCAAGACCTGTAATTTTATAACCACCAAAACCATAGTCAGCCGTTGGCGCGGTTAAATCATTGATGTTTGCTGAAGTTGCCGCAGTAACAAGACCTTTAGCATTAACAGTTGTTTTTAAGAATGTGCCAACATTGCTATTAACTGTTGCAAGCGTTAAGGCTTGACTATAATTAGCCGTGCCATCAAATGTGCCTGAAGCAGTTGCATCGCCTGTTAAAGCGATTGTGCGTGCTGTTTGCAAGGCTGTTGCTGTGCCTGCATTGCCACTTATTGAACCTGTAATGGTGTTGCTAAATGTTTTAGTGCCGCCAACGGTTTGTGTTGTTGATGTATCAACAAATGCGCCATTACCTGCAATGGCAATAATGCTAGTTGCTGAACCGCCGCTACCGCCTGTGCCTGTTCCATAGTAAAGGATGTTCGTTGCTTCGTTAAACGCTAATTCCGCGTTTTCCAATGTTGTTGGTGCGCCTGCGCCACCACTACTTGCCCTGCGTTTGATTCGTATTGTATTTGCCATGATAATTCCTTAATTAAAAATTGCCGCCATCGCTTATTTCAGTTTGATTAACATTATTCCATTCGCCTGAACCAAACATTACTACATCACGATACTGAATGTTTGACATAACTACGGGATAACCCCCAATAAAATCCCCACCATCGCGCCCTGATACACCACGATTTATTTGAACAATTTGCGTTGGTGTAGGTATAACTTCAAGATTGATGTTATTTTGATTTTCAATATTTACATTTATTCCTGCCATATTATCCCCTTAGACTTTAATAATTGCGTCTGAACGCACAATAAATAATAAGAAAATAATACTATCATCGGCAGGTGTGCCGCCATTTGCAGGAAAACTTATTTTAATGCGCCCTGAAAAGCCTGCGCCGTTTACGCTATCAATAGCAAGGCTAGGGTCGCTTGCAACAGCAAGCCATGATGTGTCATCAATTATTAAAGTAAATGAACCTGTGGCATCCACGCGGTTTGCTATGGTTAGCGGTATGGCTGTTGGTGTGGGTGTGTAATCGCCAATATCAAATGAAAGACCGTAACGGGAATCTTGCACATTGGTTAGGGTTCTGCGGATAATTTGCGCGTTTATAGTTGCGCCTAATAAACTAACAGGTGAAACACCATCTTCGGCTGTTAGCGTTAAATTCCAATAAGTTTTTTGCTGATAGACTAATTCGCCTGTGATACATGGGTTGTCAAACCCACTAACTTGGTTAATGCTGTTTTTGTTAAATACTGCCATGTTTTTCCCCTACAAGGTAATGACGCGCCGATGCCCTCACCGAAACGCGGTCTTATTTTATCTTATAGGTTAAAACATTGTAACTTATATATTATAAAAATAAAACTAGGAT